GAAATGGGATGCTACTGCCACACGAGGAGGTCATTTTACAGTTTATAATTTACATAAGATTGTTGCATACTTACAAAAGAGATGTGATTTTCAAATTAGAATGAAAAGAAAATATTTATTTACGATTAAAAAATTAAGAAAGGAAAGGCAAGAGTTAAGAGAACAATTAAGAGCAAGTGATATATTATTATCTAAATTGAATGCAAACAGTATTCCAAAGGTATAATGTACCCCTCGGGGAGCGATGCTCCCATATATCATGGATTCGCAAAATTGTCAATAGCTTGGAGGTAAAAAAATGAAAAAAGATTTCTGTTGTAGTGAATGCAAAAACGATAATATTCAATTTCAAGTTTGGGCAGATGAAAATAATATTGTTCAAAGTGGAGGTAAAGATACTAATGAAGTTTGGTGTGAAGATTGTCAAGAACACACTAAATGTGAATTAAAGGAAGAAAAATGAATAAAATAGAAACAGCAAAAGAAGCAAAAACTATTATGATTAGTTTAGGTAAGGCGGGTAAGATGCCTTGCCCCACTTATAATACTCCTGCAAGGATGTGTAAAACTGGGGCAAGGTTAAGATTAATAGAAGGTTCTACCTGTCATGGATGCTATGCTTTTAAAGGTAATTATTTATTCCCAGATGTACAAGCAGGATTAATGCGTAGATTTGATGCATTTAATCATCCTCGTTGGATTGAGGCAATGTCATTTATGATTAATAAATATTGCACTACACATTTTCGTTGGTTTGATAGTGGAGATTTATATGATATATCTATGTTAGAAAAAATATCAATGGTATGTCAAAATACATCAAGAATAAGACATTGGCTACCAACAAGAGAAGTTAAAATAGTAAAAGATTATTTAAAAATATATAAAGAGTTTCCAAGCAATCTAGTTGTTAGAGTATCTGCACCTATGATTGATGGAGAGCCATTGAAGTCATTTCGTTGGACTTCAACTGTACACCATAAGAGTAAAGCAATAGGACATGATTGCCCCTCTAGGTTTCAAGACAATAAATGTAATGATTGTCGTGCCTGTTGGGATAAGCGTGTTACTAATGTTAGCTACCATAAACATTAAAGGAGATAAAATGCAATTAAGATATGTATTAAGAATTAATTATGCAATGCGAAAACCAGATGATAGAGCATATCCATATGATTTAACAGAAGAGGCATTAGAAAATGTTACTCATTATTCTGAAAATGCAGGAAAGGATATACCTATTTTAGATATGGATATACTTCATGTTGTTAGGGCATTAATGAAGAAAGAGGATAATACTCTTTTATCAAAAAGTAAAAATAAGTTAAGAGAACTTATCAATGAACTTGACTCAGCGATAAGAACATGATATAAGGTTTATATACTTGGTTGCCGATAATGAAAAGTTGCGATGCACTCAGTGCTATTAGTCAACAGTACAGGCTAACGGCTATAAAAATATACCTGTCTCGGTGAATTAACATCGTGAGTATAAAATATGCCAAGTATATAATGTTTAGTAGTAGGCATAAATATAACAGGTTTTCTAGTCACTGGTCATTGTTGAAATCAAGACGTTAAAAAAGGAAGGCTGACTAGATGCTACTAAATGGCTTGGGTAGTGCCATAATGTGCAATAAGCATAGTTAAAACTACCCACTTAAATTTCCGTAAGGAGAGGGGTCTACTGACGAGTAGAATGATTGTGAAGAAAAGATAATCCCGTCACACTCCTTACGAAAGTTTAAGTTTGGGGTTGACTAGTGCACTGTGGAATATTTTTTTATGTGGTAGTAGGGGAATGTTCTATTAGGAGGATGGCAACAACGTCATATACGTAGGGTGGGGTGTATGACATTATTTCCTTGACAATTTTCAAAATTTATGATAGAGACTTTTTTCCATGCATTATAAAGAACAACTAGCAATTATTAAATCACTAGGTATTACTGGTGAAACAGATACAAGAATGGATTGTCCATTTTGTTATCACCATAATTCTTTTATTCTTAAAAATGAAAATGGAAGATTAACATGGTATTGTTTCCATGCCTCTTGTAATGTAAAAGGTGCAGTACAAGAAGAAAAAACAATGAATGATATTGAGTCATTCCTTTCCTTAAAAAAAGAAAAAAAAGATTTCACAATTCCCAAACATTTTACATTACCAACAGAACGAGCAGAAAAATATCTGACTCGTAATAATTGTTATGACGCATACGCAAATGGATTAGTTAAAATACGATATGATGTTAAACAAGATAGAGTTGTTTTTTTAGTTAATAATAAAAATAAAATTGTTGGTGCGATTGGTAGAGGATTAAGTAAAGAAGTTTATCCAAAGTGGTATAAATACCCCAGTGATGAACGTAGTCCGTTCCTATGTGGTAAATCATCTACTGCTATTGTTGTTGAAGATTGTGCAAGTGCTTGTGCTGTATCAAGAGACTATACAGGGTTTGCATTAATGGGTACAAGTTTTTCTGATGACTTTATTCCTTATATAAAAAAATATCGTAAAGTAATTGTAGCATTAGATAGAGATGCAACGACCAAATCATTTGACATAGCTAACCAAATAGGCTACTATGTACCTACCGAAGTTAAAATGTTAGAAGATGATTTAAAATATTTTAAACCAGATAAAATAAAGGAGATACTACAATGAATATATTTTTTTTGGATAAAGACCCATACAAAGCCGCACTTGCTTTGTGTGATAAACATGTGCCAAAAATGTTATTAGAGTCAGCACAAATGTTATCTACTGCTGTTAGGCGTTATGAAGAAGATACAGATACAGCACCTTTACATGCACCAATATATAAATCTGCATATCAAAAACATCCTATGACAATATGGGTTGGTGAAAATAAAAGTAATTTTAAATGGGCATTAGAAAATGCTGTGTATATTAATCATCAATACGAACAGCGATTTAATAAAGAACACAAATCATTTGCTGTTATAGAAAACATATATAATTTTGAATTAGATGCACACTTACCAGAAAAATCTTTTACAGAACCACCTCAATGTATGCCAGATGAATACAAAGATAAAGATTATGTAACTGCTTACAGAAAATATTATCAAGGTGCTAAAAAATATTTTGCTAAATGGGAACATGGGGTATTTGCTCCGGAATGGTGGTTAGCATGATAGATAAACATGCAAGTTGCCCATCTTATCCTGTATGTGATGATAATCCTTTTGGGTGTATAGTAAGACAAGGAGTAAAAAATGTAGAATGGTATGGGCACAAAGATAAAGCCGAGTGGTATGAGAACAATAATAAACCTAAAAAAAGAAAAAATAATGATAAAAACAAAAGCAAATAAAAAATTTGATATTGATTTAAAGTATGGGCAAGTAAGAGAAGAGCAAGTCTCTCATATTTTTGCTAATAAAAAAATAGAAATAAAAACAGAAAGAGATTGGTGGTATAAGACAGGTAATATTGCATTAGAATATGAATGTAATGGTAAACCGAGTGGTATCAATGCTACTAAATCAGATTACTGGATACAAATACTAGCTAAAGGAAAAGATAATCATTGTATGTTAGTATTTGAAGTATCTAAATTAAAAAAGATAGTTAAAAAATATAAAAAAGATTTTACACGCATGGTAGGTGATAGAAATGCATCAAAATGTGTTATATTACCTATAAAAAAATTATTTGATAAGGAAACTATTGATGTGGAAATTAATTGATTGTGGTACATACCCATGGTTTGTTTTAGAAAAACAAAAATACTTTCATTGTGTATATGGATATACAGGAGAATATAAAAAATTAAAAGTTAAAAGAATAAAATATAGATTGTATTCAATGAATGAAAAAATGTATTTAGCTTATTTAAAAACTTGGAATTTATCTGAGGCTAAATGCATATTAAATAAAAAACGTGCAAAATTTTATATTAACCACTGGAAAACTAAAACAAAAACTAAATTAATGAAAGAAATAGTTAAGCAACTTCGCTTGACATGAAAAGAAACTTATGTTAAAAGGCACCTATGATAGAGAAACAATTACTAACCCTTTGTTTAAAAAAAGATTTTTATAAAGAGCATAGAAATAAATTATCCAAATCATTATTTACTAATGGTGTAGGTAATTTTTTTGAAACAATACAAAAAGCTCATGATGAATATGATACAGATTTATCTTTAGATGAATTATCTGTATTACATACAGAAAAATACAATCCTGCTTTAACTCGTGCATCAAAACATAATTTTAGTGAATTAGTAGATGAATTACGAAATGAAGAAGAACCAAATCAAAATGTCATTGGAGATATTATTGAGTCATTGCATAGAAGAAACATGGCTCATAAAATTGCTGTTATGGCAACAGATATTTACAATGGAAAGTCAGAAGATTTTAATAAAATAAAACATTTATTAGATAATCCTCAAATAATTGAGGAAAGTAATGGTGAGGCAGTTACATCAAATGTAGATGAACTACTAGATTTAATTGATGTAACAACTAAGTGGAATTTTAATCTACAATCATTACATGAACAGGTGTCCGGTATAGGTGAGGGCAATCTAGCAATATTTTTTGCTAGACCAGAGACAGGCAAGACTGCCTTTTGGGTTAGTTTGGTCGCAAATGAAGGTGGTTTTGCCAGTCAAGGGGCTAAAGTAGTCGCACTTATCAACGAAGAACCCGCAGTTCGTACACAAATGAGACTAATTAATGCTCATACAGGTATGACTAGGGATGAAATTAAGGAAAATACTAGTCAAGCTAGTGAATTATGGTCGCAAATTAATACTAATATTAAATTATTAGATACTGTTGATTGGAATTTAGATGATGTGAATAAATATTTAGAAACATATAAAACAGATATATTAATTATTGACCAGTTAGATAAGGTAAATGTTTCTGGTACTTTTGCACGTACTGATGAAAAACTTAGAGCTATATATACAGGTGCTAGAGAGTTAGCAAAACGACATAATATCTGTGTTATAGCTTTATCACAGGCATCTGCAGATGGTCATAATAAACTTAATTTATCATTTGATATGATGGAAAATAGTAAAACAGGAAAAGCAGCAGAGGCTGATTTAATTATTGGTATTGGTAAAAGAGAAACAGGTAATCCTAATGAGCCAATGCGACAATTAAATATTAGTAAAAATAAAATTAATGGTGTACATGCCGAAGTAAATGCTTTTATAAACCCAGAATTGTCGAGGTATGACGTATGATAACTGTAGTAGATGTAGAAACAACTTTTGTAAAAGATAAAACAGGTAAATTAGACCCTGCACCTTTTCAAAAAGATAATCAATTAGTTAGTGTAGGTATTAACGATGAGTATTATTGTATGTATCATAAAACACATACTGATTTTCATTTAGCTAAAAATTATAAAGCTGTTCAAGAAATATTAGATAAAACAACATTACTTATTGGGCATAATTTAAAATTTGATTTAGCATGGCTCTATGAATGTGGTTTTAAATATGAAGGAAGAGTATATGATACAATGATAGCTGAATATATTTTACTTCGTGGGTTAAAGAAAAAATTATCTTTAAAAGAATCTTGTAGACGAAGAAAGATAACACAAAAATTAGACATTATTGACACATATATAAATCAAGGAATTGGTTTTGAAAGTATTCCTTGGGCAGTAGTAGAAAAATATGGAAGACAAGATATTACTGCTACTCGTGCTTTATTTGATGACCAAATGAAAGATTTACGACTTCCTCTTAATAAAGGATTAGTACCAACATTAAAAATGATGAATGAATTTTTATTAACTTTAATTGAAATGGAACGCAATGGTATCTATGTAGATAAAAACGCATTAAAAGGTGTTGAAGAAGAATTTATTAAAGAGCATGATGATTTACGCACATACATAGATAAAACTATATGGAGAGTTATGGGTGATACACCTATCAATCCGTCTAGTCCAGAGCAATTATCATGGCTTATTTATGGCAAACAAGTTAAAGATAAAAAACAATGGGCAAGAGTTTTTAATATTGGTATTGATGCATTTACAAAACGCAGTAAAAAAAGACCACACTTTTCTAAAAAACAATTTGCTGTTACTGTTAGTTCAAATACAAAAGATATTTTTAAAACAAAAGCTATTCAGTGTAGTGATTGTAGTGGTAAAGGTGTATATCAAAAATATAAAGTTAATGGCGACCCTTATAAAAATTTAAGTAAGTGTGAAACATGCACAGGTCAAGGAGTATTATATGAAAACACTGAAATTTTGGCAGGATTCCGCCAAAAACCAAGGGGTGTAATGGATGTTTCTGAAGGTGGTTTTAAGACTGATAAAATTACTTTAATGAAATTATTAGATAATGCTAGTGATGAATTAACTGAATTTATTAATGCCATTACTCGTTATAGTGCTGTAGATATGTATTTAAAAACATTTGTTACAGGAATTGACAATCACACAGATGATAATGGATTTTTACATCCTAAATTTATGCAATGTGTCACGTCAACAGGTAGACTATCTAGTAGAGACCCTAATTTTCAAAATCAACCACGAGGTGGTACGTTTCCTATTCGTAAAGTTGTTAAGTCTAGATTTACTAATGGAAAAATAATGGAAATAGATTATGCACAATTAGAATTTAGAACTGCTGTATTTCTTGCACAAGATAAACAAGGAATGGAAGATATAAAAAATGGAGTAGATGTTCATCAATATACTGCTGATATTATTGGTGTATCACGACAAAATGCAAAAGGACATACCTTTAAACCTTTATATGGTGGTACAACAGGTACAGAAGATGAAAAACGTTATTATGATGCCTTTAAAGAAAAATATGAAGGCATTACAAATTGGCATGAAGAATTACAAACAAATGCTATTAAATATAAAGTTGTAAAGCTACCTACTGGAAGAGAATATGCATTTCCCTATGCACAAAGACAAGTATGGGGTGGTTCTAGTTATGGAACACAAATTAAAAACTATCCAGTGCAAGGATTTGCTACTGCAGATATTGTTCCATTAGCTTGTATAAATATTTATAATAAAATGAAAGAATTAAAATTAAAAAGTAAATTAATTAACACAGTACATGATTCTATTGTTGCCGATGCATGTGAAGATGAAATAGAAATTGTATCTAAATGTTTAATAGATGGATGTGCTGAAGTTATTAATTCATTAGAAGAAAGATATAATATTAATTTTAATGTTCCTCTTGACACGGAACTCAAGATAGGTTATGATTGGTTAAACTTAAAGGAGGTATAATGGAAGACAATCCAAAAATGGATAACAGAGTATGTTTGTTTTATGTAGCAGACAGACTAAAAGAATTATCTGAGGTAAAAGATAAAGACTTACGAAAGTATGTTGTAGAGTTTAAAGACGAGTGTTTACATAATTTAGGTGTAAATGCATTACACGACCATAATAATTAAGGAGGTATAATGGGTGCTATGAAATGGTTTATGATGGGTGTTGAAGATATGATAGACCCAGATAAAACTGAAGAAGAAAATTATGAAATGAATAAGAACAATAAGGTTCTTGTTCGTGGTGAAAAATTTGGCATAACGAAAGATGATATTAGCTATGCTTATGCTACAATAAAAGGAGACCCCTATGATAAGTGAAGTATTAACAGTTGGAGATTTATTTATGGAAAATGATGATTGGGTTAATGATGAAGAAGCATCAGTTTTTCAACGTATTGAAGAATTAATACATGAATTTAAAAAGGATAATAATGGTAAAAAACCTACCATGTTATATATAAATCAAGATGAAGAAACACAAAGTTATTTAATATGGTTTGCCCCAAATTATGGGTTAAAAACAGAAATAACAACAGGAGTTACACATGTTGGGTAATTTGTGGGAATGGTTTTTAATTTTATTTATATTTGGCATAATAATAACAGTAACTTTTTTATAAAAAAAGCTTGACAATTATCAAAAATTATGCTAGTAAGTATCTATAATTATTTTATTTACAGGAGGTAAATCAATGAATAATAATTTAGTAGACGTAAAATCAATGTCAAATGAAGACATTATGAAAGCAATAGGACAAGATGATGGAAGTAGTACTCCATCACTTCCTAGACTAATGATAAATAGAAATCCAGAAGATGATGATGGGAATAGATTACCTATTGGTTCTTTCTCTATTTATCACAATGATGCAGGAGAAAACATTTATGGTAAACCTATAAAGTTTAGACCTTTCATCAGTGCTATGCAATACATGGAGTATAGTGCAGAAGAAGAAGCATATCTTTCTCGTTCCATTATATTTAAAAATTGGAAAGATGAGCCAATTGATACAGTTGGTGGAGTTAGATGTGGTAAAGTTCCATTTAAAGATAGAGCAAATTTAAGTGCTGATGAGTTAGCAGACCAACGCAGTAAAAAATGCTATCGCCTTGTTTATGGTGAAGTAACCTTTATAGGTAAAACTGCAAGTGGTGCTGATTATGAGGTAAAAGATTATCCTGTCTTATGGAGAGTAACAGGCACACAATTTAATCCTGTTGGTAATGCATTAAAATCAATTAGCCAACGTAAAAAACTTATGTTTAACTGCCTATTAACTTTGGAAACAGAGAAAAAGAAAGCAGGTGCTAATGTATTTTACATTGCAAAAATTGCAGTTGATGCTGATGCAGGTGTTAAATTAACTAAAGCTGATGAAGATACTTTACGTAATTTTCAAGAGGTAATTGACACTGAAAATACAGAAGTATTTGAGTTGTATAAACAAGCTAAAAAAGGCAAAGCTACATCTGATGATGCGGCTGATGCTAAAGTAATCAATGATGTTCAAGAAGTTGACCCTGTAACTGAATTGTCATCATAATGTCACATCCTATTCTACAAAAAGTACAAACTTTTTTAGAAAAGGCAGGTCGTCAGAAAGTAAAAATCTCTGACGACTTGATTGAAGAGTTTGGAGAAGCTTGCAAATCTGCAATCCGAAAACAGTTCACGGATGAGCGAGGGGGCAAATTCAGATTACGCATGAGTAATATAGGGAAACCTTTATGTCAATTGCAAATGGAAAAAACAGGAGCAGAGGCGGAATCACCAGATTATAACTTTAAAATGAAGGTATTATTTGGCGACTTAATTGAGGCATCTGCTATGTTAATCTTGAAATCATCTGGAGTTGAGGTTCAAAGTGAACAAAAAGCGGTTAAACATAGTGGCGAAATCGAAGGAACTTATGATGTTGAGATTGATAATAAAATCTGGGATATTAAAAGTGCTTCTCCATTCGCCTTTGATAAAAAATTCGCACAAGGTTTTAATACTGTAGTTGAAGATGATGCTTTTGGTTATGCATCACAAGGATTTATGTATGCTGATAGTGAGAATAAAGATTTTGGTGGATGGATTGTTATTAATAAATCTACTGGGGAATGGTGTATAACAGAAACACCTTTAAACATTGATGAATATAAGGAGAAATATGTTGTAGCGGCAAAAGATAACTTTAATTCAATTAAGAAAAATAAAAAATTTAAACGATGTTTTACAGATGTTGATGAATATTTTCGTAAGGCAAAAACAGGAAATAGAGTACTTGGTTTAACTTGTAGTTATTGTCCATATAAAAAGAAATGTTGGGGTGATGAAATACAATATTTACCACAACAACAATCTCAAGCAAGAGACCCGAAATGGGTATGGTATACTAAAGTAACTAATCCTAGGAAAGAATATGAAAACACGCAGTAGAAAAGCAAAGGGAAGAAGACTACAAAATTGGGTAAGGGATGAACTCTTAGAACGATTTTCTGAATTTTCTTTTGATGATATTTACTGTGCTATTATGGGGGAGAGTGGGGCGGATGTTAAATTTTCGCCCCATGCACAAAATTCAATACCATATTCAATTGAGTGTAAAAATAAACAAACATTTAAAGGAATATATGATATTATAGAACAGGCTCATAGCAATTGCAAACCAACTCAAGTGCCATTAGGAATAATTAAAATGAATAATTTACAACCTTTAGCTATTGTTGATGCTAGGCATTTTTTAGATTTAATAAGGAAAAATAATGGAAAAAGTAAACTTTAATAAAGGTGTCAAATTAATTGTTTCACCTACAGATAATGGATATGCATGTGGTATTATAAATGAAAAAGAAAATTTAGATAAAGGAGATGAAAGTTTATATTTATGTCATGTAGTTGCTCAAGGTATGATTAAATTTGCTATTGAAAATCCTCAAGATGTATTTGATTTAGGATTTCAGCAAATGGCAGAATCAAAAGGTAATGTTTCTAATGGAGAAATAAAAAGATTTGAAGAATATGATAATATTATTGATATAGTAGAATTATTAAAGAAAAATAGAAAGTTGCATTAATATGAAAAGTAATCACATTTTAAATAGAGCGAGTGTTCTTGTACAAGGACAAAGAGAAAAAGATTATGGTGATAAAAAAGAAAATCACAATAATATAGCTAAGTTATGGTCAGCATACTTAGGTATATCAGTAACAGCACATGATGTAGCCCTTATGATGGTTTTATTAAAAATGGCTCGTACAAAATTAGGGCAAGTTAGTAGGGATACTTATATAGATATGTCTGCTTATAGTGCTATTGCAGGAGAAATAAAATTTAGGGAGGACTAATGAGTGAGCATATACCAGATTTACTTTATTCGGCACTTGAGCATGAGGCTGAAGCAAATATAAGAAAAGCCGAAGCAACCATCGAAATATATTTTAATGGGTCTGTTGGAATAGGAGAGCATCCACAACATCTAGAAGAAATAGGAAAACAATTAGATATAATTGCTACTAATGAAGACAGGTTAACAGTTTTAAAAAAATATTTTTCGGACTACAACGAAGCGAGAGGTAATGTATGAGATACTTTATAACGCAAGAACAACTACAAGCTGTACTGAACTACTTGGGTTCACGCCCTTATGTAGAAGTAATTAA